CAATTGAACCCGTGTTCAACTCATTGGCTGATAAACCAGTGGTAGTGTTGCCTGTGCCCACCACAATATCAGCGTTCTTGCCATAGTTGGCTTGAGCTGAAGTGCCGTCGTTTTGAATAATAAACATTTGGCTTGGATCATCAAGAACATCTGCGGTGATCTTGCCTTGAGTAATATTCACACTGCCCGGATAGTAGTTTTTCCATGTAGGCTTTTGTGTTGTAGGGTCATTATAAAAAACACCATTAAACACGCCTACCGCCGCTGTGTGGGAAGAGGGGTCAAATTGAAGAATGTAGCCGTCTTTCAAAGTAACTAGGTCACCTTGGAAAATAGCTCCTGCTTGGTTGTCCGCAATCTCATATCCATACTGCTTCTGGCCGCCAGTGCCAGCAAGATTACCGAGCGGACGTAGCCCGAAGGCTTTGTCATTATTAGCCATGATATATGTCCTTTAAATTAAGGTTAATCGGTGTTTCCGCGAGGACCACCGAGGCTCACTTTTGACTGTCTTGTCGGAGAATTGATCTTCATAGACGAATGTGCGTTCGTCTTCAATAAATCGTTATCAACAGCCTTAATTTGGTCATGGGTTCTAGAAGAATAATATTCTTTTCGCTCATCAGCGGTTTCTTCAGGTATTCGCGCTAACAACAACCCACCTACGGCTATTACGCCTGCGTGCTTGCCGTCTTCTTGAACACCCGAGTCAAATTCAGGATATTCGTCCGCCCGCACCAACTCATAACCCTCGCGGAGTTTTGCTGCTACATTAACGCGGTCATCAATCCCACCTGATTCAACCCTAATCCAACGGTGTCTATATCCCGGAGGAGGAGGGGGAGCGTCGAGTCGTGAAGGAGGAGCCCAAGCTTTACGGCGCGTAGTTGTTTCCCGTGTTTCAGTTTCACGGTCACTACGTTTAAGAGTCGGCACTTTAGTAGCTTCGGTCATTTACTTACTCCTTAACATATTTTGCATATTCTTCAATCGGAACCCCTAATCGTTTAGAAATCGCAACCTGACTTGGGGTCAGCCTCACAGTGCGGCGTGCTGAATTGTTTACGCCCGAAGATCGGGTTGCAGGAGCTACCGTCTGCACGGGACGGTTATTCCTGTTGTTAGGTGGCGCAGGGGCGGGATTAAATTCTTTAGGGAATATTTCACGCATCCTACGATCTATCTCATCATAATACTCGTCTGTACTTGGGTCAAACCCTTCTTTTTTAATTAATTCAACGTGAATGCCACGAACTGTGTTGGTCATAACAATGTTGTCGCCAAACCAAGAGTTTTTATCTGCCCATTCTTCCGCTTTTACATCAACAACAGGTTCTTGTGGCTGCGGTTGTTGAAGTTGTGGTTGTTGAACTGGTGGTGAAGAAGGAGCGTCCTCTCGCGCTTTAGCGGCACGCGCAATACGGTCTTGTTCTACCAGACTACTTGTTAAGCGTTGTTGTGCCTCGGTCTCAGTATCAATGTCTCCTTCCTCACGGGCTTTTTTAATTACTTGCTTTAAAGCCAATACATGAGACTCCACTCTTCCCTTTGCTTCATGTAACCTGTCAGAGTCAGTTTTTTGAAACTGTTGTTGAAGTTCTTCATTTTGTTGCTGCACGTTTTTTGCATACTGAACAGCGGCTTCTTCTCGACGCTGGGTTTCCCGCAATCTTGCAGTAAGCTTATCAATTCGTTTTTTAACTTTTCCAGAGTAATTGTCTAGCTCCTCTGTCGAGTCCGCTTGTTTTTTACTTTCTACTTCTTCGACAACAGGGGGCTCCTCTTGCGCTACTTCCGCATCGGTGCCGTCCTCGTTCATCTCAACGGTTGCTTCTTTTTCTTCTTCTTCGCCCACATTAAACTCTAGTTCTTGATTCATTGGTTCAGGTTTTACCATGACTATCCCCTTCTTACATGTGTAAGATGTCGTCCGGGTCATTAACAAGACCCAAGACTTCATCATCATTTAATAAACGAATTTCTCCACCATCAATTTGAATGCGAGACCCTGCATACCTTCCAAAAATTACCCAATCGCCTTCTTTACACCAAGGGCCAAGTGGGAATTTGGATTCATCCGCATAAGCTAGGTCGCCTGTTTTCAACACATAACCTACGTTTGTGCCTAGTTGAGTTTTTTTATGTGTCTCATCTGACAATAAAATGCCTCCTTTTGTGGTCTGAACACCACGATAAGGCAAAATAGCAAGTCGCCATCCGGTAGGTCTGGGAATTAGGTCTAGAACAGATTCAGCAAGCCCTTCATGGGCTACTTTGCCGTCTTCAGTGTAAGCGTCATTAAGTGAGGGTTTTAGTGCTTCTTTATCTAAAGAATCACTGTCTTCCTTCCACTTTTTTTCAAGGGGGGTTAAGTTTTTAGCTTCCATATAGGTCTCTTCTGGTTAAAGGTCTTCTGAATGTTTTTCGAGACGTTCTCGAATAATTTGATCCACAAGCCTTACACCTTCCAAGCGTCCCATTAGAAACCTATACCGCTCCATATCGCCAACCCCTCCACCCAGCACAAGGGTTTCCGTGTCAGCTTGAAGCTTTTTAATTTCTTTTAATACGCTTTCTGCAAATTCCAGCATGGTCGTGTTTCCATGAAAGCAGACGGCTAAAAGCCCCGTCTGTAGGCTTGTTTAATAAATATATACGGGGTAGTTTCCATCCCGTTTTCTTATAATTCTAACAGGTTTGCGTCCTACTCGACCAGCGGCACTACTTTTTGACTTTTTTGCCTTAACTGGACCGCCTTTAGCCAGTTTTTTACCTTTTTTTGATCTGCGGGCGGTACTTAGTGCGATAGCTATTGCTTGTTTACGAGGCTTTCCTGCTTTCATCTCTGTTTTTATATTGCTAGAGATAGCTTTTTTACTAGAGCCCTTTTTTAAAGGCATATTACTTTCCCCATTGGGTTCTTGCTCTTTTTTGCGCGGTTTTGTTTAAGTCACCAAAATGATAAAGCTTTTTACTTTGCTTAGTCATTGTTTTTCCTGTCATTACCGTGCCATCAGGGTGTTTATGTGTTCCACCCTTGTGCATTTTTCCATCACGGGAATAATGATTTACACCAGACGCCATTTTAACTCCTCCCTAGCAGAGATAAGTAGGGCCACAACCTCTTTTAGCTAGACCACAGCCCCTAGCCTGCACTGTTCTCATTTTTCCTTTGCCTTTCATTGCCTTACTTTCATTCCTGCGAGAGGAATAAGACTGCGACTTAGTGCTTTCTTTGCCGTCTATGTTGCCCAAACGCTCATCAAGTCTGTCTGATTTAGTTTGTTTTCCTTTAACAGAGCCGCCTTTAGCCATTTTGTTCATTTTGTTCTTTTCAAAACGTTTTTCACGATCAATTCGTCCATATTCTTCCCGTGCGTCTTTTCCTTCTGCGCCTTTCGCATAAGTTTTAGGGGCAATACGGTAAATTTCATCGTCTAGATTTCTTAATACCTTTTTATCACGGGCCATTGAGCGTGCCATTGTTGTCTCCTACAATTTACTAGGTTGATAAATTCGTTCCCGTGCAACATTTGCACGTAATTCAGCAATTTTCTGTTGGGAAGCAATTCTTGCGTCATTAGCTTCTGCGTTTTGTGCAATTCTAGCTTGATCCACCTGAATATCTTCTTGTTTCAGGGCAATATCCGCTTGATCTTTCGCTGCACGTTGTTGCAATTCTTGAGCTTTTAGCGCTATAGCAGGGTCTTCTGCTGTATTTTCTCCAGAAAGCTCGCTTTGAGTTCCCTTCATTTCTATTAGATATTCTGCAACCTTAATAGCTACTAACGCTTCTCTTTGGAGGTCGGAAATCATCCTATCAGGGTCTTCTCCATATTGCTCAAATAACTCTGCTTCCGCGTCTTCTTCCGCTTTTAGTCTTATATGCTCTAAAACATGTTTTTGCAACTCGGCTGCTGCCAACGGATTAGCTTGAATAAGTCCCGAAAGACCCATGATTAAATGTGAAGAAATGTGAGCGTCATGTTGTTGCCCAGCAAAAGCTTTAAGTTGCTTACCGTCTGCCGCTTCCATGTTTTCACTAGCAGGGTCTTTAGGCATTTGGTTAGTCTGAACTTTTAGAATTCCATCAATGTCCCGAACATTCAACGCCTGATAAACACGATAATACGCTTCATACATGTTGTGCATTTGAGGCGCACTCTGAGCAAGTTCTAGCTGTGTTTGAGCAAGAGTAATGCGTTGAGCCGCGGAAAAAATATTAGGATCAGCAATTGGAAGGATTGCTACCATGTGATCAAAGTCAGATTGTTTAATAGTTCTAGAGGCTCCGGGCACGTCATACGGATACTCTGGGGGCAAATACTCGCCAAAGCCTTTTGCAAGCATTTCAAATTCTTGTGTTTGGGCGTAGTAAAGACGCTTGTGTATAGCAGACATCACCATAGAGCCGCGCTCTAGTAATGCAATAGTAGTGCCAACCGCTGCTTGTTGGTTGCCGTCTCCTACCTGCATGTCTGCTGTGCTTGCTAACCTTTTTCCTGCATCTACTGCAAAGCCCATTAAGGTGAAAAGAGTTTGAGAGGGCTCCTTGTAGGGCAACGGCATTAAAGAGGCCGCCAATTCTGCGCCGCCTGCGTCAATATCTCGCCACTCTCCCGGCTGTATTGGGGAGTCATCGTCAGCTATTCTAGCGCCTTTAGCCTTAAATCCAGCAGGTAAATTAGACAGCGTTCCGGCGTCAAGAAGTTGACGTAAGGCGGCTGTAGCTGTTTTAGACAGTCCACCAATAAGATGAACAAAACCTAGACCGTAAGCGCCGGGGCCTTCAACAAGAACATAATGCACAAAGTATTCTCGCCTTTTCTTTAGCTCGTCGCCCTCTACCCAGTTTCTTCGTATTCCTACGACTTTTCCACTGGCTTCCTCTAACGTAACTACATACGGAACTTTAATCCCTGTTTGTTCGCCTTCTTCATCTATGTCTTCAAAATCTTTTAGGTCCAAATCAATTTGAAACTCTAACAAAAAGATTTCTTCAGGTTCGCCGCTTTGGGAAATCCCTACTTCTCTATTAATAGCCTGCCGAATTTGATTCCCGCCCGTTGGGTCATTTTGAGGTTGTGCCTCTACATCAAGATACTCCCCCGCAAAAACTCTTTTGGTAAATTCATTGCTGTCCATTGGAATACGTTGAGTAATCCGAGGACACTCAGAAATGACACTTGAGCCGTTATAGGGGATGTAAAGATCATCAGGAAGGACTAGACGGCTGACCATACGGCCAAGTTGCTCGTCATAATAAACTTTTTTAAACGTAGAACCGCCGTATCCTGTATAAAAAAGAAGCTGGTCAAACTCTGGAGTG